GATTCCGATACGAAATCTAAACTTTGCGGCATTCCAAACTTTAGATTTCGTATCGGAATCTTCTGCAGACCAAATCACTGTAGTCTCAATGAGAGCAGAGAATAACGCGTTTGTATTTAGAACAAATGAAGATACTAAACTTTCTACATTTAAAAGAATGTTAGCAGAGGATGCAATCAAATTCGTTGAAGCAGAGACTGGTGCAAATGTCAGCGAACAGTACACAGATCTACTAGAAGCTGCAGAAGCTAGAACTGCAATCAAAGAGGAGAAGATAGCACTTTACAAAGAGATGTTATCATTCCTATATGACCAAAGAGGTAGATTAGCAGAAGCTGATAGAACTCTTCCAGATATTAAAGCAGCAGATAATCTAATTGAAACTGAAATTGCTAAAGTAAAAGAAGACTTAGCTTCACTAGAGGAAGAAACTCTTACTATCGAAGATGGTTATGTCAAAGCTTCATTAAAAGGTGAGGTTGACGGTCTACCAGAAAATGCGGAACTAAAAGTTGACGCTGTAGAATTTAACCAAGCAGGTAAAAATGATATTTTAACTGTATTCGTTGAAGATAAACCTTTCAGAGTAGAGAAGTACAAGATCAATATCTCAGAAGAAGATAATCTATAAAAAGCTATCCCAGCTTTATACCATATAAAGAAGAAAGCCCATTTCGAAACAAATGGGCTTTTTTTCATATAATTGATAATCAATTAGAAGAAAACAGTGCCTAGAAAAAAGAATTACCTAAATAATAGAGACCTTTACGATCAGATCGTACTCTCTAAGGAGGCAGACAAACTAACACCAGACGCTGAGAAAATGCTGATACTACTTGCCGAAAGAGCAATTAGAAAATTAGTTTATCTTAACGAGGATGATAGAAACGACTGCCTACAGTTTGCGATATTAGACCTATTGAAGTATTGGAGAAACTTTAATCCAAAGTATACCAATGCATTTGCCTATTTTACAGAGATAGCAAAGCGTGGTTATGCAAAGGGTTGGAATAAAATCCATCCGACTAAATATAAAAATACGATGTCAATGGATCGCATCAACACCAAGAATGGTGATGGTGAATCCGGTATGTTCAATATCTAATGTCAATAAAGAACTTAAAACCTAGTGGGAACTCCGGGTTTGTGCAGGGCTATTACAACCCTGAAAACCCTGATAAATATATTGGACCAACTCCAATAATTTATCGTTCTTCCTGGGAACGTAAGTTTTGTATTATGTGTGATACTAAAGATAATGTATTAAAATGGTCAAGCGAACCAGTAACAATTAAATACTGGTCATCAATGGATAAAAAAGAACATAAGTATTATCCAGACTTCTATATGAAAACTGTAGGAGAAGATGGCCCAATTGAATGGCTAGTTGAAATTAAACCAGAAGCACAGATTAAAAAGCCACTCCCACCTAAAACAAAATCTAAAAAGGCACTTAACTCATATAAATTTTTAGCAGAACAGTATATTAAGAATAGAGATAAATACGCTTACGCTAACTCTTGGTGTGAGAATAGAGGTTGGAGGTTTGTTGTTCTAACAGAAAAGACTCTTAAATAATGGGCGAAGTAAGAAAACAAATAAGAGCATTAAGTAAAGAGGCTGGTGGAAAAGCCAGAGCAGCGTCAGCTGCAGAGGAATGGTTTCAAACCAGTAAAAAAGCCGTGAGAGAAAAAGCAGTCTCTAGATCGGCAGGCCCATTTGAACCAGGTAAAATTTACGTATTTAGATATGAGAATCCTATCTCTGCCTTTTGGTGGGATAGTAACCCAGTTGTATTAGCTCTGAATAAGGCTGATAATGGTAATGATATGGGCATTAATCTAAATATGCTACCGGTTAAAGTTAAAGAAGACCTATTAGACTTTATTTACGATCAGTATCAAGGCTATATTAATGGTCAAACCCGAGGAGCAAAAACGGAGAACGCTAGAGCACAAGCCCCTCTACAGTTCTCTTATCAGGGTGCAAGTAGATTCCTAAAGAGATATGGATTTGATTTTGCAATTAGACAGTACGCGATGACGAGAAAATCTCAGCAGGTTGTGGTGTCTTATGAGAACTGGGCTAGAATAGTGCTTTGTGACTTTTTAGAGCTAAATAACTCGTCTGTTGGACAGATTAGAGCAGCCTTCAGAAAGCACCTAAATAAATGAGATATATAAAACAGAAATAATACTATATTATGGCAGGATTTACAGAAAAACGAAACGGACCATTTAGTTCTAACTCAAGACCGTTCAGTCTCTCCAACGCGTTGAAGACACTGAGCTCTTTTGGTATGCGCTACGATGATATGGTTCTACGTCAATCCCAGGCTATTGGTCCAATGGAAGACCAATTCGGCTATAGGGAGATGAATCCATTTGGTTTAGACAACGATGACATCTACGGTGCGTTTGCCGCACTATCGATGGGTGACATCAACATGAAGAAGAATATACCTTTCTTCGACATTGACTATCCAGGTAAGAGAGATGAGTTGAGAAGATTCTCAATGAACGATGAGGTTGAAGACATCCTAGATATTCTTTGTGACGAGGCAGTGGTATATGATGAAAAGAACTTCTTCTGTCAGCCAGAAATTATGGGACTTGATGTCTCAGACCAGGTTAACAAAGACCTTAACAAATACTTTAGACAGATCTATCACTACTTTGGATTTAACGGCGAGCAATCAGCTTGGTATTTCTTTAGAAAATTCTTAGTAGATGGTTATCTATCATTTGAGATAATTTATTCCCCAGACCAAAAAGAGATTATCGGCTTTAAAGAGATCGATCCAATCACACTTATGCCAGGTTACAATAAAGACGATGGCAAGAAAGTATGGGTACAGTACAAAGACGATCCAGTAAAAGAAAGAGTTTTATATGATTCTCAAATTATTTACATTTCATATTCTTCCCTTTCAACTGCTTCAAGAGTCTCTTATGTTGAGAGATTAATTAGATCGTTTAACCTACTAAGAATTATGGAACACACCAGAGTAATCTGGGCAGTGACCAACGCTTCATTTAGAATGAAGTTTATTATTCCTGTTGGTGGTAAATCTAAAACAAGAGCAAAACAATCATTGGCACAGCTAATGAATAACTATAAAGAAGTCGTTGACTTTGACTTCGAGTCTGGTACTTTAACCACCGACGGTAAACCAATGCTACAATTCTCAAAAGAATACTGGTTACCATCGAAAGACGGTGAGCAGCCAGAAATTGAAACCCTGGGAGGTGAAGGTCCAGATCTATCAGATACAGAAGCAATCAAATACTTCTCTGATAAATTAAAAGAGGTTTCAAAAATTCCTTACAACAGATTCTTATATGAAGACGACGGTGGTGAATATGCACTAGCAGGTGATGGTATGGTAAGAGACGAGATTAAGTTTGGTAAATTTATCAAGCGTCTAAGATCAGTTTTCCAAGAGATACTAGTAAAACCACTTTATATTCAGATGTGTCTTAAGTACCCAGAGTTTGTGGACGATCCGCAGTTTAAGACTCAAGTAGCCTTAAGATACAATGAAGAGAATGTATTTGCAGAATTAAAAGAGCAAGAAATCATGCAATTGAGATTAGACTTTATCTCAAGTATGAGAGACTCTCTAATGACAACTAACCAAGAGACTATGGAAGAAGAATACTACTTCGATCAAGAGTACCTAGTTAGAAAATACCTAAAATTATCGGATGATGAGATTAGAGCTAATAATGCTTTCAAAGCTAAGGCTGCGAAAGATGACGCAGAAGAACCAGCGCCAGAGGACGATGGTATGGGCTTCTAACCTAGATTCGATAGAAACAGAGATATATAAAACATGAAGATTTTTAAAACATTTGAAGAATTCATCCAGGAAGATGCACTGAAAGCCGGCGAAGACTCTAAGATTTATGTCGAGGACGTCAAGTTAGACTCAGGCAAAACTATTAAATCTGCAGAAATTCTAGGTGCTATTACTGCATCACAGACCGAAAAAGAGTTCAAAGATTATTTCTATAGAGAGTATGGAAATGATGCATTTGCTGAAGGTGAGATGGATATTTTAGCAGCCTACTTTCTAGATAAATCAGCAGAAGACGCTGAAGCGGAGAAAGAAGAAGAGGCCGACGCGGAGAAAGAAGGTGGAGATGAAGGTGGAGATGACCCACTGGCTGGAATCTAAAAGTTATTAAGATATTTGCATAATACAACAAGATATATAATAAAAATAGATAAACCATAGATATGGCAAACAAAAACGACTTATTGATCGTAGAAATGTCCTCATCGCAACTTAGTGTTGCATCAAATGAGAACAAAGAGTACATTCTAGAAGGTATCTTTGGCGAAATTGACGCTAAAAATAAAAATAATCGTATCTATACTGAAGATGAGTATGTTCCTCAAATTCAGGCTTTACAAGATAAGATTAAATCTTCTAAACTGTTAGGTGAGTTAGATCACCCACAACAGTTTGATGTATCTCTTAAAAATGTATCTCACATTATTGAGGAGTTATACTACGATAAAGATAACAAACACGTTAAAGGTAAAATCAGACTTCTAGATACTGATGCTGGTAGACAAGCTAAAGCTCTTGTAGACGCAGGAGTACCTTTACAGATCTCTTCTAGAGCAGCTGGTGCTGTTGAATCAAACGGTAAAGTAAAAATCAAGCAATTATTTACTTATGACCTAGTAGCAGACCCTGGCTTTGCTAACGCCGAGTTAAAGAGAGTAAATGAGTCTTATGGCTTTGACAATGAGTCTGGTCTATGGATCTACGAGATGAACGGCGAGGGCGCAGAAGCTCCTGAAGTAGCACAAGAAATTACAGAAACCAATATAGAAACAAATAATAATAAAAACATGGCAGAATTTGTAAAGGCTGAAGATTTCCACAAGTATTCTGAGTACTTAGCTGGTGAAATCAAGTCACTAAAAGAGTCTATCGGCGCACAAAGCGAAGATAACACGTTAGAGAATGTAAAGTCTCATAACGATCACATCGTCGAAAGCGTGAATACTCTCTCAGAATATGTTGAGTATTTAGCTGGCAAATTAGACGAGTCAATCCAATATACAGAGCATGTAGCTGAAAAAGCCGATCAAGGTATTTCATATACAGAATCTGTAGCAGAAAAATTAGATCAAGGTATTCAATACTCTGAGCACTTAGCTGAATCTATTAGCACAGTGAAAGATTTCGCTGATCAAGTTGCAGAAAGCAACAACGCTAGTTCAGAAACTGCAAAGAACCTTTTATCATACGTTGAGTATTTAAAAGAAAACTTACAGTCAGTATCTGAATATGCAGAATATATCGCTAGTTCAATTAACGAAAACTTAGTCTCTGAAGAAGATGAGATTGAAGAGGAAGTTGAAGACGAATCAGGGGTACCTGCTGAAGATTTAGAAGATGAAACTGTAAAGTCAGATGCTGAAGTTGAAGACGAAGTTGACGCTGCTGAAGCTGGTGAAATGCCTGCTGAAGATGAAGGTGAAGACGGAGCTAAAGAAGTAGCTGAAGAGGACGAAGTTGAAGAAACTGAAGAAGTAGTTGACGAAGAAGAGCATGAAGAAGTTGAAGAAACTGAAGAAACTGAAGAAGTAGCTGAAGAAGATGAGGCTGGTGAAGGTGCTGAAGAAGTAGTTGACGAAGAAGATGAGGCTGGTGAAGGTGCTGAAGAAGTAGTTGACGAAGAAGAGCATGAAGAAGCTGCTGAAGAGGCACATCATGAAGAAGGTGAAGCTGATGAATCTGAAGAAGTTACTGAAGATGATGAAGCTGAAGAGCCTGGTCAAGAAAAAGAAGAAGCTGAAGATGACATCGAAGAAGTCGGTGACAATTCAGAAGAAGGTGATGTAGATCCTAAAGGTGACATCGGTGAGCCTGCAGAAGAATTAGAAGATGAAACTGTAAAATCAGACGCTCAGATCGAAGACGAGACTGATGAGGCTGAACCAGGTGAGTCTGACGAAGAAGCTGAAGGTGAAGACGGTGTACACGATCCACTAGAATCATACAAAAAAGAAATTTCATCTAAGTTAGACGCATTAGTTGAGGCTGCTCAAGTAAAAGAGAATGAAAATCCTGCTTTCTTAAAAGTAGTATCTTCATCAACTCAAGAGAAGTACAACGCACTAAACGAAGATGCTAAAACTGAAGTTAGAGGAAGAGTTGCTAAAAGAGCATTCATGAATGAATCTCAAATTACAGCTATCATCGAGAACGCTGAGACTGTAGTTGAAGCTAGAAACTCTGAACCATTCTTTATCTCTGCAATGCCTGCAGAGTACAGAGAGAAGTTCGAAGCTCTTACTGAAGCAAAACAAAATCAAATCAAAGCTCAAGCTAATTACCATACTCTAAATACTGAGTATCAAGTTAGAAACTTCTGGGAAACTAGAGATCTAAGAGAGGTAAAAGTTGACCTAGAAAAGTTAGCGGCAGTTAACGAATCAGCAGTTGCTGAGAAGAAGAACGAGCCACTTTACGATGTGTCTAACTACGCTGAGAGCTTAAAGAAAAGATTTAAAAAGTAAAGAATATATAAATTATCGACGATAAAAGGACTAAGAAGCAGAAAGTCCAAGCAAGTCGAGTTCAGAAATGAACGTTTAAACAAAACCATTAAAAATAAAAATCTGAAAAATGGCAAATTTAATTAACGAAGCTGAAATCAGAAATACTTGGTCTCCAATCATTGAAGAGGCTACTGGTATTAATGAAGCTTCAAAGCTAGCTTGGATGTCGGAATACTGCCACAATCACAAGCTTTATGAGGATGCAAACATCATGTCTCTAAACCCAGGTATGAACTTAACTGGTATGGGCAACACTGCATTCCCAACATCAACTGCAGACGGTTCAGGTGACAAAGCTCCAACTTTATTACCTTTAGCAATGCAAGTTGCTGCACAAACAATCGGTCTAGACCTAGTACCAGTTGTACCAATGGCAGGTCCTATGGGCTTACTATCTTACTTAGACTTCGTATACGAAGGTGGTGTAACAGGTGGTAAAGGTTCAGCTGACGGTTCTGTTGCTCCAACATACGTAAAAGGTGACGCTGGTATCGCAGGTACTGGTGCATCAGGTTGGATCTTAACAGCATTAGTAGACGCTGACGGTGTAGCTGTAACATCAAGAATCGATGGTCAAACTATCTATGAAGTATCTGGTACAGGTACAGACACACTAATCTCTGATTTCGCATCAGTAGAATTAGTTGCTGCATTAGAAGACCACATTCCTGAGTTCTCAGGTGCTGACGTAAACGGTAACCCAATGTCAAGAGGCGAGGGTGAATCTACGCCAGACAAAGTAATGGGCTTAAGCTTATTCTCTAAATCAGTTTCTGCAGAGACTTTCCAAGTAGCTGCTGCTGTAACTAGAGAGCAAGTACAAGACCTTAAGCAATTCGGTGTTGACGCTGTTGCTCAAGTAGAAGCAGTATTAACTAACGAATTGACTCAGTCAATCAACAACCACATCTTAAACAAGATGAGATCTATCGCTGGCGAAAACCTATTCGGTGCTGGTCAAGCATTAGATTTAGGTCTTGCTGCTGGTGAAACTAAAGGTGACTCACACAGAAGAATCTTAACAGCTGTCTTAGCTTCTGCGAACTTAATCGCTCAAAGAGGTAGAAGAGGTGCTGGTAACTTCGCAGTAGTAGGTGGTAAAGTAGCATCTGCATTACAAGGTGTTGCTGGTTTCGTTGCTTACCCAATGGCAAACACTGTAAACCAAGTTGCTGGTGCAATCTATCCTTTAGGTTCAATCGCTGGTATCAACGTTTACACTGACCCATCAATCTCTTTCAACTCAGTAGAAGTACTAGTTGGTAGAAAAGGTGACGGTAACGGTCCAGGTCTTGTATTCATGCCTTACTTAATGGCTGAATCAGTACAAGCTATCGTTGAAGGCACAATGGCTCCTAAAGTAGCTGTTAAGTCTAGATACGCTCTAGTTGAAGCTGGTTTCCACCCAGGTACTCAATACGAGAAATTCTCTCTAACAAACTTCTCACTATAATCTAATTAGATAATAGAAGTTTATATGCAAAAGCCCCTCATTCGAGGGGCTTTTCTTTTTACCATACTTTGGTAGATATATAAATCATATACTAAAATCATATTTAACAAAACATTATGAGTAGAAAGATCAACTTAAAGAAGCCATTAAAACTAATGGAAGAATTTGGTGGAATTGGCCCAATGGACAATACTACTGCAACGGAGACAAATACTGCCGTCAAGGTAGATCAAAAGGGGCAAACAGGAGCTGAAATCAGAGCTGAAATTATCGCAGACGTTGATACTATCCTAACTAATCTAGAAACCCTTTCAAAGCAAATTACAGAAGAGGTTGATAATATCATATCAGAATTTGAAAATGTATGTAATGATATTATTAATGAAGAGTATGTTGCAGTAAATGAAGATTTTATGGCTGATGTCATGAAACAGGTAAATTCTATGAAAGCTTACGGAAAGTTAAAAGGAGGATATGCCAAATATAAGAAAAATGTCTTAAAGGCTGAATTAAAGAAGGAGCAAGCTCTTCAAGAATTTGAATTCTCAAGAGATGAAAAGAAAGAGAAGCTAGAGCAAGGTATTAAAGATAAATTCCAGGCAGCTATAGATAAAGTTAATCAAAGCGATGCTCCCGCAGTTAAGAAGAAAGCAGATAGAGATAGAATTAGAGCTGAGAGAGATAAAGTTATATCAGATGGTGCAAAATCAGTTGAGCTTAAATTAACAGCAGCTAAAGAAAAATTAACTAAAACTTTAGATGCTAAAGTTCGTGATATGAATACTAAATTGACCGAATTACAATCAGATAATAAAATCGAGTCAGAATTAATGGCCAAACAATGGGCTAAAGAAAAATTAGCCATTGATGACCAACATGAAATTGATGTTATTGACAAAAAATTAGAAATTCAGTCTAAATTCCAAGAGGACAATCCAGAATTTCAAGAAAAAAAGGCTAAGAAGCAGAAAGAAATCCAAGCCAGAATTAAGAAGGAATCAGCAGCAAAAAAAGCTGAATTAGAACAAGATTTAAAAGATGCACAAGCACAAATGGACGCTGAAGCTGAAAGAGGTTCTGAGAAAGAAAAAGAAGCTAGAGCTAAAATTACTGCATTCTTACAAGCAGGTAATACATATATTAATTTCTTAAACGGAGTTGATTTTGAAGCAATGGAAGATGAAGAAACTGGTAAAGATCTTAGAAAACAAAAGAAAGATTTATCAAAAGCTTACAGTGATGCCCAATCAGGTGTAAGTGTCTCAACTTTCAAAAACGCAACTGAAGGTACTTCAGAAGAAGATGCAGAAGAGCAATATACATCATTCACTAAGTCAGTAGGTGATGCTATTGAGGAATTTAAAGATAAATTAGACGCGATCGATTTTGATGATGACGGTGAAGATCAAACTAAGTCTGCACAAGATGTAGCTTTAGACTCTCTAGGAGATGCAATAGGTGAGTATACAAAAATCACTGATCCAGAAGAAGAAGTAACAACAACTAACGACGCAGGTGAAGAAGTCACAAAAAAGAAGTGGACTGACATCAAGAGATTTAAAGGTAAAGACAAAGAAGGTAAAGATACTACTGAAGAAATAATCTACGCTAAGCCAAATAGCAGCGAATCTGCAGGAATAGCTAATGGTACAGATCTTAACGAAGGTATGCACCCTAAAATCAAAAAGGCTATGAAAGCTGTTGCCAATGGCGAAACAGTTTACGGTGAAAATATCAGATTCCCTGGAAGATTCAAAATTATCGAGATCGATAAAGGTGGATTTGCAACAGTAGACTATGAAGATGGTACTGACCCAATGCAAATGGCTGCGATGAATATCGCTATTGATTCTTTATCTTTTGAATCAGCTGAAGTTGAAGAAGGTAACGCATTCGGTGCTGCAAGAGCAGAAGCAATTGCAAAAGGCGAAAAGACTTTCAAAGTTGGTGACGAAGAATATGACGTTGAATCAGTTGACGCAGAAGATAAAGAGAACGCAGAAGAATATGCTGAAGAAGAAGGTATTGCTACAGAAGCAGTAACTGAATCAGCATCATTTAAACTGGGTTCTGTTGCAGACAGATTTAAGTCTTTAATGTAAGATATTAAAGAGAGCGCTTAGCGTTCTTTTTAGCAAGTTTAAGAAACTCCTCTCGTTGTTCGAGCAGGAGTTTTTTACATTTTTTACGAAAGTCAATTGAGGATTTAAGTATACGACTATCCACCATTGGCGCCTCTAAGACATCATAGTATTCTGGGTGTATGAAATTCTTTAAATCGAAATTCATGAACCTGGCTTTGATGGGTTTAAGTGAGATGGCGCAATACCAATCCACTGTATTATACGAACGCTCTAGTCCCTTTTCAGTTAGGGCTCTATCATTCGCCATATCCCAATAGATCTTAGTAGAAGTAGTTGAGTTTGGTCTCTGCATCTTTAAGACACACTCCATGAACTGGTCATCATCCTGCCATTTAGCCAAGTTTCTGTGAGTGATTAGAAACTTTCTTAAGAATCTCGGTAAATGCTTTAGAATAATACCGTATCGGTTCGCGGGCCATGGGCCACCTGTCTTCTCAATTCGTATACTCATATAGTATATCTATCTATGAAACATTTTAGCCATCTGATACTATAACAATTAAACTCAAAGTTGTATGCAATCAATAAATCAACTCTTTACCGAAAAGTATCGGCCAAAAAATTTAGATGAACTTATCCTGCCAGATGCAGTTATGAATAAGTTCAAAGACGGACTAGTCCAGAATATGCTGTTTGCGGGCTCACCAGGGACAGGTAAGACCTCTACTGCAAAAGCCGTTGTCAATCAGTTTGGATTGCCTTATTTGTACATCAACGCGTCCACAGACACATCTGTAGACGTGATTAGAACTAGAATTACAGATTTCTGTTCTACAGTCTCAATTATGGACGAGCCTGGGATGTTTAAGGTGGTTATCCTCGATGAGGTTGACGGTGTATCAGACCAGTTCTTTAAAGCACTTCGTGCTACCATGGAGCAATTTGCTTCTAATTCAAGATTTATCGCAACATGTAATTATATCAACAAGTTGCCAGACCCAATCCTCTCAAGATTTGAAGTCATTAACTTTGACTTTGATAAAGAAGAGGAGACCGAGTTAACAAAGAAGTATATTCGTAGAGTATATGATATTTGTAAGCAGGAAGAAATGACAATTGAGAAAGATGCTCTAGTAGAGTTTGTTAGGCGTAACTTCCCTGATCTAAGATCGACGCTTAACAAACTACAAGGGTTTAAAACTCAAGGTACAAATAACATTACAGTTGGTGACGTAAAGCGATTTAACTCAGTCTATAAAGACGTATTTGAATTGATCTTTAATGAGTCAGATCCAGCTAAAAACTATCAGCTCTTAGTTAGTAATTATTCCAATAGAGTCGATGATATTCTACAAACGTTAGGCGAAGAGTTTGTCGAATATATACAACAAGAACAATTGCAATCCGTTAAGCATATCCCACAGATCATTATTTCTGTAGCTAAACACCAATCGCAAAGAGTTCATGTAATAGATCCCGTAATCACAATGTTAAGTTGCGTTTATGAGATACAAGGTATAATTAAAGGCTAAAAAAGTGTTAAATAATTTTTCTATGTCAGATATTTTTATTATATTTGTATAGGAAGCATAAGAAATCAAAGATATGAAAGTGGGAAAACATACACTATTAATCGACGGCAATTACTTTGTCTTCAGTAGATTATTCGTCTTACCCAAACCTAAGCAAGGTAAACTACTAGAAGATGATAAACAACGCGCACAGTTTATGCGTAAGTTGGCCATTGACTTTGCATCAGAGATGCGTAAGTTAAAAATGTTTGTAGACGACGTAGTCTTAGCAGTAGACTCTAAATCATGGAGAAAGGACCTATTCCCTGCGTCAGACTATAAAGGTACAAGAAAACAAAATCAAACCGTAGACTGGCCATCAGTATATGCAGTCTATGAAGAATTCCAAAAAGTTGTAGCAAGTAAAGGTGTTACTGTACACCAAATCCAAGGCGCAGAGGCAGATGATGTTATCTTCGGCTGGTCTACGATGCTAAACGCTAGAGGTAAGTCATGTATTGTTTGGACAGGTGATAGAGACTTAATTCAATTGGTCAACTACTCAGACACAAATGATGCACATACTATCTGGTACTACAACACTAAGAAGACTCTTTATGCATATAAAGGGTTTGAGAAGGATATGACTACATCTGCTACCAAAGAAATATCTAATGACGATATGTTATTCAATATGGGCGGCTCGGCTATGTTGCGTGACAATTATCAAGGTGATATTATGGACTGGGTTGCAGCTAACAAAATCAAAA